TAACTAAAGGATTGAGTAGAAATCAAATTACTCCCAGTATACCAACTTCCTCCTCCTATATTATTTCCATTAAATGCATTAGTAGCATTAGCTACTGATGAAGTAAATACACTTCCACTTAATGTGTCTTTATATCTCCAACTTACTCCTTCTACAGTAGAAGGTACATTAGCTGCTCTACCAATACCCATATCCCAAGAACCAGATATAGGGTGGCAGTATATAGTATAGTTTAAAGGAATTTCAGAAGCATTAGCTAAGTATAATTTTAAATATGCTTTATAATTACTTGAACTTATTGTATTAGTTAATAGATTCGATATGTCAGTATTAGAAAATGATAACAATGCTCTAGAAACTTCTCCAGTTTCCTCTATTGTTTTGTATAAACTTATATCTAATATTTCATCTAACCCTGCGTTTTTTGTAGGATAATATGAATATATTGAAGCGTCCTTATTAGGAAATATTTTATATACTGCCATTTTTTAATATGTGATTATTCTACCATTTATATCAAGATCAGGATAACGAATTTCAAATATACTAGGATCTATTGAAGGATATAAAATCCCATTCCTAGTTGCAGCATGAACATCATACCCATATTGAGAATATCCTCCTCCTTGTTTATTTATTACTTCAACTTTAGCTATTGATCTAACACCAGGTATTTTAAGTAAAAGCGCATTAATCTCGGCTAAAATAATAGGTTGATTTATTTGCCATGCGTCTATATTAAAATAATTTTTTAATTGAGAAATACACGTAGATAGTAACTCATTATTATTATAACTTGGATCAGAATTAATTTCAAAATTAATTCCTAAATTAATATAAAACGCGTTTTTAATATTAATAGCATCAGTAACCATACGATACTGATTAAGATATTTTTTTAAGTTAGCTTTTAACGTCGCATTAGCTGATGTTAATGTTTTATTTGAATTATATCCTAATACATATAAATCTAGACTTAGTGGGTTTTTATCTAATAAATTACCTAATGAGTTATATGTTTCTTGAGTTAAATATGCTTTTGATATAGTACCATATTTAGAAGGCATACTTAAAGCACGCATAATGTAATCTTCTTTAGTTACAGTTCTATTTTGAGATGAATACGCATTTAATGCATTTAAACGAATTTCTTCAATAGTATCAGCTCCTCGACCACCTAATGAAGCAGACTCATTATTACAAACTACACTATTCAAAATACTTCCTGTAATAGCACTATTTATTAGTCCGTTATATTTAAATGATATAAAAGAATTATTAATACTTGTTAATGAATTCGCTGGAGTGTTTGAGGTTAAACCACCTCCAACTAAATATTTTACAGTTAATGTAGTATTTTGAGGTACTAAACCATATGCTTTAGTATAAAATATTGATGCTTTATTATAATCATCTATATTGGTTGATACACTTGGTATTAATCCTAAATTGATATTTTCGGGAGTTGGTAATATAGTAGTATCAGTACTATTAGTAGATATACCTGCCCCAAATTGTAATTCTAATGTATCATTTGGTTTTATTCGTGTTACAAAACGACGAGGTACACGTTGAAAATTTAATAAATAATTAATTCCATCACTTCCTGAAGTAGGGTTGGATGTAGATAAAGGGATTGAATCTTGAGCTAAGTATGGAACCTCATACCATAAATTGCTATCACTATCTTTAACTTCTAATATTTGAAGAATATTAGAATCATTAATAGATATAGAATCAAATTTTTTAGGTGAAGTAAATGAAAAAGTTGCAGTTTTTACTTCTGCTGATATTACATCTACCTGTTTTTTTACTAAAAAGTAATTATTATCAACATAGCTTATAGTTGCAGATGCTGTATCTGAAAAGTCTATAGGAGCTGTAGTGAGAAATTTTTGACTATTTGAATTATTATTTATAATAGTATTTTCAGCTATTAAAAGAGAATAAGTAAAATCAGGTTTAACGTTACCTCCATCTAATATTGTTGGGATTAATTGATATACATCTAAAGTAGTAGTAGAAGCATATGATATTTTAGGACGATAACCAAATGAATAAGCTAAATTATATAAACTTTCTTTTTCTTTAGCTAAGTTTAAAAAGTTTTCTTGAATTTGAGAATCAATATAAAATGACGAAACATCACCAACATAGGATGCCATTTCAATAAACATACTGCCAGGAGAGGCATCTGAAAAGTCATTATAATTATCTGAAAAATATGTTTTAGCAAACTCTTGAAGTGATAATTTAAAATCACCAAAGGTTTTATTTATATATTTTATTTGTTTATCCTCAGCCATTATTGTAATTCAATTATAATATTATCTTGTTGTCCTGAAATGTTTAATCTATAATTTACATTAACACTAACTGTATTGTAATCAATATTAGGGGTTATCTCAATATCTAAAAGTGTAATTTCAGGAATATACATATTTACACTTGAAATTATTTGATTTTGAATCCTTGGATATAGATCTTCAGTTAAAGGTTCAAATAATAATCGAGATAAATCAGCCCCAAATTCAGGATTTTCTATTCTTTCCCCCTTATAAGTTAGTAAAAGATTAATCAGATTTGATTTGATTTGATCTTTAGTTGAATATGTTTTATTAAATACACCCCCAGCATTAAAAGGAAGACTAATTCCTATTGCTCTATTTTTATCTAAATCTCTAGGATCTATTCTTATTACTTGAGGTATAGGCATGTTTATTCGTTATATTGTCTCATTGCTGCTATATCTTGAGGAGTCATACTAGAAGCAGTTTCTGCTATAATATCTAAATATGGATTACCGGTTGATTGAGCTTTAGGTTGGGGTGGAAGAGTTAAACCCATATTAGTAGCTAGATTTTGTCTATATGCTACCATATCAATATCTTGAGTTGTAAAACTCATTGTTCTGTTTTCTTGTATTGGAGTAGGTTTAACCTGTGATAATTCTTCTCTTAGAACTTCACGCACAGCTTCTTTAATAAGTTTTTTAAATACGTCTACTTTCATGATTATAAATATTAAGCTACGAGACCCTTTCGGTCTATTTGTAATTTTAATTCTTCAATTAATACATCAGGTGATAAAGTAAATGAAGATGTACTTTTTAAAATATCATTTCCATCTCTATTAACAGCTGTTGCATATTTACGTTTATTTCCTTTAACAACAAATTTAGAATCATTTTCTTCTTTGATAAAAAATTTAAATCCTTTATAATCATACCCCTGTAAATACCCCAATTGAGGTCCTAAACTTTGAATTTGACTTGCTGTTAAGTTATTTAAACCTGAATCTAGTAATCCTTCTATAGGTAATAGTCTACTTTCTTGATAATCTAAATCATCTAATAATTTAGAAACTATTTTATTAGATATACGTAATAGTATAGATGCAGCAAGTTTTATATCATCTAATGTTTTAGTTTTAGAATCTATAGTATTAATAGTACCTAAAGGAACACCAACTCCTGGAGGAACAGCTGAAGGGATAGGGTTAGATTTAAATAAACCTAATATAATATCTAATAATGGAATTAATATTTCTAGTATTGATAATATAGTTTGAATTGTTTCTAATCTTTGTCTATTTGTATTTATTATTAGTTTAGCTCTATTAACATATAATTTAGCTTTTTGAATATCTTTTTCTGTTTTTATATTTTTTATAAATAAATTTACTTTATCTACTAAATTTTCTATCTTTTTATTACCTATAGATACAGTACCTAATAAATAATCAGCTAAAACACCAACAACAGTAATAACACTAGATGAAGAAACTTTAATTTTACTTCCATTTCTAATATCATTTCGTTTTGCTTCTATAGTATCTTGTGTTGATTTATAGACTGCTTCAACTTCTTGTAACTCTTGAGGTAAATAACCTTTTAATTTATTTTCTAATTCAGTCCTTTTTGATATAATGTTATCTTGAATTGCTTTTTGTTCAGCCTCAAATGCTTTTTTAACTAGATTTTGTTCTTGTTGATTAACATCATCAGTATTATTATTTCTAATAGCAGTAGCAGCAACAGTAGCAGCAGTAACTCCAACAGCAATTGCTGCTTCAGTTGATATATTACCAAATGATTTTATTTTTTCTTCATAATCTTTAGCTGATTGTTCTAATTGCTTACCTAAATCTTCAATTTCAGTTTTTAATTTTTCAAAAGATTGTTTTTTTGCCTCAATAAAACCTTCAGCTTTACCTTTTAAAAAATTTTTAGCATTTTCAGCTATATTACCTTTACCTAATTCGGCAACACTAGATACGTCTTCTGTAGTAATCATTATGCTGTATAGGATTTAGTAGATTTTAATTTATTAAGATTATTAGTAACTGTAGTTATATCTTCTAAAGCTGTATATAATGATTTAGCAGCTATTGTAACATCAGTTAATGGGGTGCCTGCAGGGGTAGTCTCTACTGTTTTTAAAGAAGTACAAAAGGATTTTAATTCTTTTATTAATGTTGATAACATGTTAATTGTTTGAGTACCTAATAATATAGGTTCAACAGCGGCAGAACCTGAATCAGTTAATCCTAAATTAATTTTAGGTGCATCTAAAATAATATCAACATCAGAATTTAAATAAATATTACTAGTTGAAGATAAACCTATTCCTTTTCCATAAATTAATACTTCATCCTTTTTAGCATTTAAAACAATTCTATCACCAGATAATATGGCTTGAGAAGAATTAAAATAAGAATCAGGTTTAATAGGATTAAATAAAAGATTATAAGAAAAACTTCTAGTTTTAATTGGAACTTTTTGTGTTGAAGTAAGATATAATGATGAATTATCATTGTTTACATTTTCAACATATGGTTTTAATGAACCAGAATCAAAGTTATGTCCATTAGTTAATAAAGTAATAGGATCTCC